CGTAAGCGTATGTCTCCGCTTTGAGATTAGTGTCAGCTGCTGTGAAGTTCACTGTCACTATTGATGTTGAAGTGTTAATAGTAATCTTGCCATTTGCTGTAGTAGCAAGTAGCGATGTTGTGGTTGAACCTGCGAACGGACGTACAGTCATAGTTGCTGTATAGCCTGTGAGGTTCCAGTTCACTCCGTCAGTCTGTGGACGGAATGCAAATGTAAATGTTGTAGCCTGCGGTGCTACTAAGTTATAGGTTGCTGTCATTACGAGAGCACCTGACGCAGTGCTGCTGCTGGCTCTAGTCCAGTAGTACCAGCAATCTTGTTGCAGATACCAGCGATGTCAAGCATATCTCTGCGGTTAGTAATACCACCGATAAGATTGATAGTACCTACTAGGTCAGTGATGCTACCAAGAGATACGCTCCTAGCGGCAGCCCAAGCCTGAGCAGCACCTGCACGATCTTTGTATGCAGAGATAGCAGGGTAGGTGCCACCGTTAGCTAGACGGTTTAATTCGTCGTTTAATGTTGAACCTGCAATACCTAATGGCACCTACTACCTCACTTCTTCTTAGACTTTTTGGCTGCTGCGTTATCTACCAGATTTGGGTATGGTCGACCTGCTGCTTTTGCCTTTGCTTTTGCTGACGCCTTCTGTGCTGGAGTCAATGGCTTAGATTTCTTATTAGGATTCTTCTTATCCCAAAATGCTTTCTTCTTCATTAACAGTCCCACTTTCTAAGCGCAAGCGCCTTACGAGTTGGTCTACCCTTTTCATCCTTGAGTGGACCTTTGCTGCCGCCCATACGAGCGCAAAATGATTTGCGTCGTGCTGCAGCCTTAGGTGATTTCTTGGCTTGCTTAGCAGACACAGGTGGCTTCAGGTTACTACCTTGTGCCTTAGCACTAGCACGACCCTTAGCGTTTAATCCGCCTTCTGGGTTCTTACCTTCTTTGCGTTGCCACGCTGGACTCTTAGCCATTACTTCACTTTCTTCTTGATCTTCTTGATAATCTTCTTATCAATCTTGGTATCTTCAGCCTGATACTTGACCTTGCGGTGTTTCTCATCCTGCTTCTTAAAGGCTTTCTTCTGGGCAGGAGTTAACTTCTTGGTTAACTTTGCATCTACCTTCTTGTCGCCTTTTTCAGTGTAAAGTTGACGAGCCATTAGCCCATCTTCTTTCGCATACCCTTAACCTTCTTAAGGTTTGGGTTAGCTTTGACCGCTGCCTTCGAGGCTTTCCGAGCACCCGCAGCAAGAATCGCACCGGCACTTTCCTTGGAGACACCTTGCTTTGCAGCAATCTTCTTTGCTACTGCTTTGAATCCTGGATGCTTCTTCATTAAGCCTTGTCCACTTCGTTTGCCGGAGCACCCGTCTCAATGTCATCGTATGTTGCATATCCGCAACCACAGCTAGCGCACATTATTTGCTCACCGACTTCTTCCCAGCAACGAACTTTGCTGTATTACCCTTGGTCATTGCTGTCTGTCCACCCGCTGGCATAGAAGCAGGAATACCCTTTGTGGATCCCATTCTGTAGCCAGTGTCCATAGTGGACTCAGCTGAGTTACCTTTATCTTTATTCATATCTGCTCCTTGTTAGATTGCGTTACCATCGAATGCTTTGCCCATATCGTTAGATAGTCGGACAGCAGCATCAATATCTTTTTGCTTTGTTGATACTGGTTCAATACCTTGGCGGATTGCGTTATAGTATGAACCTAATTCTTTGTCGTGTTGCTTGGCTGATGGAATGCCGTCGTGACGAGCATCCCCTACTGATAGTTGTAGGCCGCTTACCTTGCACCCAAAGCAACCATCTACTTCTACTGGGTGTACTTCTCTACGATGCTTACTCATACGATTGGCTCCACATAATCTCCGTAGCCTTCAGCAATCAAAATTGCTGCCTGCTCATCTGTTATCTCTTGTGTATGCCCACCCAAGATGTACCAGTCTGCATCAGCCAGAGTGTTCTGGTATGGATACAGAGTTGTCTCAATATGTCCGTTAATGTAAATCAAAGTTACGCCACGTGCAATGTCGGTAAGGAATGGGTTGATTTCACCAGTCTCTGTACCGCCTTGTATACGACGCTGTGATAGGCGTGTGTACTGGTCTGGCCAAGGTTTGTTCGCTCCCCAAGTCTGGTACTCCCAGGGAGTTGTTGCCATATATGCCATTAGTTCTCCTTAGTGAACTTACTGATGAGGCTAGGTTGCCCTAGCCCCACCCGTCAATCAACTAAAGTTGATTATCCGTTTGTCGCTGCAGTCTGGATCTGGTAAAGAGCCGCTGTACGAAGGATGTTGAAGCCACCGAAGTAGTACCAACCGATGGTGTGGTAACGACGGAGTGCGTCAATCTGAGGACCGACAACTGTTGAGATGTCTTGTCCCTGAGCTTCAGCAAGTGCTTCACGTCCTGCAATAACAGCACGATAAACGTTAACTGCTGGTGAGTTTGTGTTCACTGCAAAAGGCACACGAGGTGTTTCTACAACGAATGCACCTTCAATTACGCCGACTGCGCCAGCCACGAATGGTGTGCGGTCTGTGTACTTTGAGAGCTCCTGGAATCCGCCTGTACCAGTTTCAGCACGAAGGTCGGCTGTCTGACGTGGGTGGAGGTATGCTGCGTAGAGTTCACCGATACGAGGCAAAGCCTTGTTTGTACGGAGTTCTGTAACAGCCTGACGGATATCAGATACAGTCATTGTGTCTGATGTCGATTGTGTTAGTTGTTGTTGCGTTTCCACCGTAGATGATGTTTGTGTTGCCTGCGCCTGTGAGGACAGCAGCAACGACAGCATCGATAGAGTCTGCAGCGTTGTATGCGATGATGTCAGCAAGAGCTGTGTCAACATCGTTGAAAGAAGTGAGGTTCAACTTCTTTGTTGTTGTTACGGCTGAGCCGTATTCATTGAGTGTAACGGTAATCTGGTTTGGATTACCAAGCGCAATAGAAGATACATCTGATGTTTCTGTCAATGTAGATGTCGCCTGAGCGAGGTCTGAATAGATTGAGAATACAACTGATGAACCTGGCATTGCTTGCTGTACCGGCTTTACATCTGCAAGAGCACGCATTACTGGAATGCTACGAAGTGCCATACGAACGTATTGATCATACGCCGTCTGGACTAGATTGCTAATCGCGGATGTACCGGTGAGTGTACCACCTGGAACTGGCATTTAGGTTTTGCCTTTCGGTTATTAGTTAGAGTCCAGACTGTCTAATTACTTCGTCCAGTTCTTCCTTGCTGTTAGCGCTCATAAGTTTACGCATAATGTCATCTGTTGCATCAGGCGTTAGCCCTTGCTCAGTAACACTATTCATTTTCTTATACGCCGCAGCTTGGGCTGGGTCGACGACAGGCTGGTTGGATTCAGTGGAAAAGCCAAAAACGTCTCCGTTTTCGTCAAGCCACTTAGACAAAGACTCCTCAGTTGGGTCTAAGTCCGATGGAATGAACTTAGCAATTTTGCTGTTCACTCCGCGAGATTCGAGAACGTCCTTAATGTTTCGTTCACGTTGTGCTTTGGATACTCCCTCGAACTGTGCACGAAGCTCAGCGAGTTCTTTATCCTTTTGCTTTGCTGCTTTACGCAGCTGTTTGACGAGATCATTTCCGTTATCACTTGTAGTGATATCGTCGTCGTCGTCCTCGTACTCGTAGTTGGACATAGTCCATTCTCCCGTTCTATTTTAGTTAGTTCGCCAGCCGCATATAGAGTGGGGCTTCCTATATGGCTCTGACTACCGGTCTTAGGTTTCACTCCTTGAGCGCCGGTCTATCTCAAGGTAGGTCTATTTTAGTACAGGCCTGCTTGACCTGATGCTCCTCCGTAGATTGCCTTGTCTCTTCCAAGGGCACCTACTCCTGATGAGCCACCAAAGGATGCTTCCTCTAGGCTCTTCAGTTTTCTACGTCGTGCTGCAGCTTGCGCTGAGCCTTGCGTATTAAATACTTCTGCTTCTGCAGTCTGTTGTGTATAAGGCTGTTCGCCATAAATATCAGCAAGCTGTGAACCACGTGGCAATATCTCAGCCACATTTGCGTAGCCTTGCTGAGCCTGAGCCTTAGTGATACCAAGACCAGCAAGAGATTCTGCTGTGCCACCCTGAGCCTGTAGGCCTTGAGCAAGTGCTGCTCCACCAATTTCAGCTGCTGTAACCTTGCGCTTAATACCAGCTAATGCGTTAGTTGGGTCAAGCGTGTAAGCAAGAATATCTGCGTTACTAATATCAGGATAGAATTGCTTAAGAGCCTGAAGAACTTCAGGGTTAGAGTTAAGCACACGCTGTTGCGCTGTAGCAATACGATCTTCTAGTTCGGCTGCAGAGACATCGCCCTCTAGGAACTTGTCAAAACCTGATTGCTTACCAGTAGCGTCCTTTGTGTAATAAGATGCAGGTAGCCCATAGTTACGCATAATGTTCTGGTACTGGTCTTCTAGGTTAATATACTCTGCCGGAGTTAAGGCACGAAGACCTGCTTTAATGCGGTTCTGGTTAGCAGAAAAACGCTGTTGATAAGACTTAGTATTCTGCAACTCAAGAGCAAACTGTGATGGAGATACATTTCTTTCAAGAAGATATTTAACGTCTTCTACTAGGCTGCCTAGTCCATACTTATTAAACTCGTTATAGAGAATGTCGTAGGCAGACTGACGTTCACGACGCGCTGCTTCTTCTTGTGCTTTTCTTTGCTGAGCGAGAAGTAAATCTTGTGTTGTATCTTTGGTTTCTTCTACAAACTCACCTGTTTGTGTTAATCCCGATGGTGTGTAAACAGGTGCAACGATTGGGCCAGTCTTATTGGAGCGGTCTTCTGCTTCACGGAATTGACCAGGAGTTGCCCTAGTTGTAGCAACAGGCGGAACATAAACATTAGACAATGGATTACCTTGACCATACGTAAAGGTGCTAGGCTTTACAGGGTCTGGTGTATATCTACCTGTTAACGGATCGTATGCCATTTTTACCCCATAAATCCGAAGTCTCGGAGCACTGTTCTAGCAACATCAGATGCTTCAGAACGTGCTTTGTCTGTGTACTGCCAACGACTGTCTTTGCGTAGTGCTCTTTGGTACTCATACAAAGACATTTCTTTGTCTGGCCCAATAGCCATACGAAGAGTAGGGTCATCGAGAGTAATGCTATTTGGATTGATTTCCAAAGTTTGAGCTAAAGCGGTTTTATACGGAGCATACACTGAAGCTAAGTCTACTCCAGATGCAACAATTTTTTTAACATTATCTGGAAGACCTAGTGATGCAGTATCTCTAATTGTTTGGAGAATTACGTTGATATCTTTACCTGATTTAATCTGAGATAGGTAACCATCAATTTCGTCTTCAGTTATTGGCAAGCTATTAGCTAAAGCTGTCTTTAAGATGCTTGCCTTATTAGAGGCAAGAGCGCCTTCTTCTTTACCAGCCTTAACAGCTGCAGCTTGCTCCTTGAACCCAGTAGCTTCTTTAGCGATATTGGCAAGAATACCAGGGTAAGCCTTTGGCTTTGCTTCATACTTTCCAGAGGTAATAACATCAATCAAGAACTGTTCTTTGTCAAGACCACCGTATGTAACGCCATCTACATACTTAGATGGGTTCTTCTTTTGAGCGTCATTAAGTATAACGGTAAGGGCTTTTAATTCCTTATCGGTTGCTTCTCTTCCAAGTAAATCTTCAAATGCCTTATTGATATCTGCCTTAGCTTGAGTTGCGCTAGATAGGTAAGACTGTGGAGGTGAATCTTTTTCACCATTACCCGATACTTGAATTGCCCTTTGAAAGAAGTCTTCAAGGTTACCTGATCTAGCAATGATGTCAGAAGAACCCATAATGTTCTGGGCTAGCTTGCTAACGTAACCGCCAACATAGCTTGGGTCTAAAGTTTTTCTTCCTGTTAAAGCAGCAACTGCTGCTCTTACGCGCTTATATGCGTTTGGATCTGTACCAGCAAGAGTTGTTACGTAAGAGCCAATTTGAATTGGAGGCAGCTTGAGAGGGCGTCCATCTTTATCTACTAAGCCAAAGCCAACCTCAACCTTGTATATAGAATCGTCGGTTGTAGAAGCACCGCCACCGGTATCAAATGAAGGAGGTGGGGTTACGTTGTCACCAGGCTTGTTGGGATTTCCTTTTCCATCTGGAGTCCAAACGAACTTGCCATTCTTGTCTTTAGTCCAAGACATTACTTGTTCACCTCAATTACTTCATAGTTGTCATTTTCAAGATAGCGTGTGTATAGGTCAGAAAATTTAGTATCGTATAGTTTGAGTTTGATAATATATTCATCCCATTTATTTTTGAGATCTGCATTTGCAGGATTATTCAAACCTTCAACTCCAAGATACTTTTTGCGTTCAATAAGTTGATGAGCAATATAATCTCTGTTGAGAATATAATCTTTGACAGCCATCATTGTCGGAGTATTGCCATACTCTTTCATCCAAGATTCATTGCCAAGAGTCTTAGTAAGACCCTTTACGTAGCGTTTAGTCTTGGTAAAGTCACCTACAGAATTATCATAGGCTTCTGCCCAAGATGGAAGATAAGCCTTGATTGATTCAACCGATGCTTCCCATTTTGCTGTCAAACCCATTTGCTGTGCAGCTTGTGAGTTGATGCTTTTCAATCCATATTTTACAAGCAAGGCATCACGCTGTTTAGAAAACTTTTCATAATAATTCCAGCCAAGGCTTTCTTCAAGATCAGTAATAAACTTTTCATTTGCACTGGAATCCGTTGACTTTATTTCTC